GCCTCACGAGACGCAGCCCGACGACGGCGCTCAGCAGCGGCGGCCTCTTCAGCACGACGCTGGGCCGCAACCTCCTTCAAGAACTCCCGGCGGTCTTCACTATCCGGCGGAGGCATAGCCTCGTTAGGGAGTCGTTTCGCACTCGCCATTAGCACTTACCGCCGTAGGCCATCTTGACCATCTTGCCCTTGGTCTTGCCCTTGCTGGCAACGCCGTCAGCACGGCTCGAAGCGGAACCGCCCTTAGAGTAGGCCATACCGCCCATTTTCATGCCCATAGGCTTGGCCATAGCGCGACCCATCTTGTCGGCCATGTCGCCACGCATCGGCATAGCGCGACCCATCTTGTCCTTCATACCTTTCTTCGCCTTCATCTTCATCTTCATGTTCATCATTTCAATTTACTCCTGAATTTACGACCTTTGTCGGCCTTGGTAAATTCCTTCGCCACCTTGGTCGGGACCCCGACTTTTTTAGCGAAGGTTGGATTATGGGCAGCTGCCCGCATCAGATTTGCCTGTGCTTTGGACTTGCTTGGCATCTCAGCACTTCCACGCACGAAGCGACTTGTTGATCCGGCTATCAGGGTCGTTAGCCGTCTTGGCGCTCGTGAGCTTGCGCTTCATCCCAGACATCCGGGCACAGAATGATTTCTTACGAGCGCCGCCTTCCGGCTGAGGACGCTTTAGACCCGGCTTACCGGGGTTGGCACGGTTATAAGAAGCCCGACCTTTGGCATTCAAGCCGCCAGCCGGGTTCTTGCCTTCTTTCCGTTGCCAAGCAGGGGTCTTAGCCATAAATCACCATCGTCGAGATAACGGCTGACGGGACGATGTAGATGCTGGTCTGGAAAAGCAGACCCTCACCGGGCAACAGCACGTAGTCCGGCGCAGTGGAACTCGCCTTGGTGTTCACTGCAATCTTGACCGGGCCGCTTGCCCCACCGTCATAGAACGTCACCGTACCTGCACCCGAATCAGGAACAATGTAGATCGCTTTGACGCGACTACGCCCGATAACAAGGCTATTTTGATCTAACAAGTCACCCGCAGTCGTAGCAACTTTGCTGGCTAAGACATCTGTCTGCATACCCATTCTGAGTCTCCTGTAATGGATGAAGGGGGCTTACGCCCCCCACGAAATCTTACGGGACAAGACTGGCGTACAGGCCGATGTAAAGCGTGGTGCTACCGATGAGAACCGGAATACGACCGGTCTGAACCGATACCGTGCCCGAAACCGAACCCGTGGTCAGCGTGGTGCTGCCAATGGTGAGCGTGGTGCAAAGCAGGTTGGTGATGACAGCCGAGTCAGAGGCGACAACGCCGATAAAACCATTATCAGAAGCCACCGGGCCGGAAAATCGTGTCTGAGCCATTACAGAACTCCTTTTAGGTGTTGATACTTTAACGCTAGCCTACGTACCGAACTTGTGTCTGCTCCAAGTCTTCTAGCACGTTCAACGTACGTCAGGCTAGGATTGTCTACAATAAATTTTATCTTAGCCATAAATTTCGGGTCCGCACGAAAGCGAGCCATATGAGCGCGGGACAATGTAGCCCTGTACTCCGGACTGCGGTAGTCAAACGTGGTGGCCCTTCTGCCTAGCCGGATACGTTCTCGGGCTTCTTCTGAGTGCTCCTTGCCCCGCATGGGGGCCTTCGCAAAATCGGCTATGTTGTAGACAACAGGTTCATTAAACCAAGCGCAACCCTGTAAAAACGCGGTTTCAAGTCGATCTAGTTCATCAAGATCGGGACATTCGACTTCTATAGCCCCATAAAACGCGTCTGCACCGTATCTGTTATACGAGTTCTGTAAATGGGGGTTTGTGTGTTTGTTCCACCGAAGAAGCCGAAAGTGCTCTTTTAACCGCTTTTTTATACGCTGCGACTGCCCAACATAGCACTGCTTAGTCACTTTATTGACTATTTTGTACACGCCGCAAACGTCAATTTTATATGGCATGCACCACACCTTAAGCCGTTATTTATGCCATGTCAAGCCCAAAAAGAAGGGGGCCGAAGCCCCCTTCCCAATCAGCGTAAGTTACTGATTTATCAGGACGAACCGGGCGAACCGAACATGCCAAGCGGGTCACTCCAGCCGAAGCTGTAGCGCTCGCGGGACTTGTAACGGACGTTGCCGGTATCAAAATCCCCGTCCATTGAGTTAGCCAACGGAGTACGCACGAAGTGCTTCATGCCATTCGGAACGTCCGTGGTCAGATACCACGCGTTCGTGTCGGTCAAGAAGTGGTTCACCGTGTAGCCCTCCGGAATCGACCCCATCGCCTTGAGAGCGTTGATGTCGTTGTCCGCAGTCGCCACACGAAGCTCCGTATCGAGGAGACGCTTCGCAGTAAACATCAACGGCGGGGGCACGATGAGTTTGCGAGGCTTCGCCGCGATGAGCAGTCCACGCTCGTCGGTCCAAGCAGCGATCTGAATGACAGCGGCCTCAAGCGAAGTTTCGTTGAGGTCCGACGCAGTCAGACGGTTGCTGTTGGAGCCGCCCGAGACAAGCGGGTGATTCGCGCTGAACAGGGCCACACCGTCGCCACCAACGTAGCTGGACGAGAAGCCATTGTTCAGAACGGAAGCCGCCTTGACCTGCTTCGTGTACGACATAGCACGAGCAAGAGCCTTCGTATAGCGCTTGCTGAGCGACTCGTACAGGTTGTCTTCAACCGCTTCTTCCGTGATGGAGAAGCCGAGAGCGATGGTCTCGTGACTGTAACGAGCTGTCCAAGCTTCCTGCGCATTATCGTACGCAATGGCGGCACCCTCGGACTTGACCGGGGCAGCGGAGAATCCGCTCAGCTTCGTCTCTTCTTCAAAGGAACGCTCGGAGGTCTCAGTAGCGTAGATCTCCTTGTGCTCCTCACTATAGGACTTGTACTCAAGGCCAAACAGGGCGTTCAAACCCGGAAGGAGTTCCTTGAGCAGTTGTGCGCGTGAAATAGCCATTTCTTAGAACTCCCTTATTAAACGCCGACCGGGCAGTTATAAGCGTGACCACCAACAATCAACGAAACGCTCGTGAGGTACGGTGCATTGAACTTCACGATAACTTCGGGATAGTAGGTAGTGCCGCTCGAAACAAACGCCGTGTCTTCGACCACATCAACGATACGCATCGGCAGAGACCGGGTGGTCGCAACCGAAGACAGCAGGAGACCCCGCTGCGAGTCGTTCGTCGTCGTGTTCAGTGCTTCGTCAACCAATGCAACGTTAGCACCGATATCTTCGTACACGAATCCACTCGTGGTCGAAACCACAAGCGAAGCCGATACGCCCACAGCCTTGAACAGGGTGTTCGGATCATCAGCCACATACGCCGTAACGTACGTACCAGACTTCACCGCCGTACCCGAAATCCAAGCCTGCGAGAAGGTCGGCTGACCCGTCACAGTGGACACGAACGAGCAGCCCAAGAACACACCGGCAAAGCCAGCGTCCGGGGGCGTCGTCGTCGAGGTGGAAACAGAAATAGTGCCGCTCGAAGTCAACTGAACCGGATCGCCGTAGCCAATGCTCGAAGCACTGGACGCAATACGACGCTGGCGAGTTGCCCCGGCAAACACCTGCCCACCGATCAAATTGATCGGCTTCAAGCCATACGGCTTGTCAACAGTAGGATATGCCATTAATTACTCCAAAAAAAAGTTATTTGCCTTTACCAAACGACGTAGTCGAACGCTTCTCACTAAAGAGCGGCATACGCTCATCGTTCAGCTTCATGAAGCTGTTGTCTACAGACTGGATCTGAGCCTGAGCTTGCTTGGCGTAATGGTCATCACGCTGCTTCATCAGTTCAGCCGGAGCCTTGCAGAGCACCAACCCGCCGATCTCGATGTTGCCTTTAAATCGGCTATTCGGATCGGACTGCATCATCATCTTGGGCTGATCTTCGGCCTTTACAGGCTCCCAACCTTCCCGAAATTTTGCGGCTGTATTAGAGGGATCAGCTTGACCCATAATACTGGTCCGGATCCAGCGAAAGACCCAACCATCCTGCGGCTCTGGTTCAGGGAGCGTCTGGGGCGGGGTCCACGTCATTTTACGTTGCGTTGCTTCTCGGTTTTCGAGTTCACGAGCCAATCTGTTCTCAACCATTGCTGTTCTCCAGTTTCATGATTTCACGTGCGTACTGTTCATTGCTAATGCCAAGTTTCTTAGCTAGCGCAACTTGAGACGATGTCAGGCGGACCTGACGCGGCGCGGTTCCCCGCGTTACCGGAGCCACTACATTGGCTGGCTTTGTGCGAGAGGGCTTCTCA